ACTATCAACTAAGAATTTTATCATTGTTGTTTTTTCACTATCCGTTTTTTCAACGAACCCTATATTTTCCATCTGCTCACCAGTAATCGGGCTAAGTTCTGATTCATTTTCAGATGCTATAACAATTCCATTTGCCTTGTCATAAAAAACATTTTCTAGCACAGTAGAGTCACCTTTAATAACATCTACTCCGTCAACTTTTTCTACTGAAACAATATTTGCAAACTGGTTGGCTGGGGAATCTACAAGACTCAACTCAACCAAATCATATTCCTTAATAACTCTAATCGTCTTATCTGATTTCTCATCATAAGCATCATCCCACTTATTCATTCGTCCACCAATAGAAAAACCTGTAAGCGTTCCATCTAGAACTTTTTCCCAAGTATCTTGTGCACCCTTTGAGACATATGCTGAAACAAATACACCCTTATAGAACTTCTTTGTTTCTGGATCAAAGTACTTGTCTTCTTTAAAATCTACCATCTTGCCTACTGCTACTGGCTGATGCATTTCTCTAATGTTTCCACGAAACTTTGCAAATGCTGCCATTGATGCTTCTGCAGTTACAATATCATCTTGCTTATCAACATTGTCAAGGGATGCAAAACCAGAGACTACTCTGCGTTCTTTATCTACCTTGGTTAAAGGCATAGATAGGCGAATATTGTCACCATCTGAATTCCAATGCGCTTTTGATATAATCATGGTTATTCTATTATATACCCTTTTTTGCTAAAGTATCACTATTTGGACATATCGGACACATCGTCAGATTTACGACCTTCGCCTTTTGGATTTCTTCCACTTACTGTGGCTGGTCCATCAGACTGGTTGTTAGTTCTTTCGGTGTCCCTTGCACGGTCTGCATTATCATTTGCTGCTTGTTCTGGCTTTGGATCAAACGGTTCATTTCCACCTTCTATCTGAGGAAGTCCAAGAAGTTCTCTTCCCTCATTTGGCATCATAACCTGAGTCTTAACAAGTCGCTCAATGATCTGTGACTGAGCAATCTCATCTGTAAGTGTAAGTTCGTTAAACTTAAACTCCAGAATATCTGTTTTTTCTTTTACGATCTTGTTGATCATCTTCTCAAGATTTCTTTGTGCTGGTCTTGCAACCTGCTCTTTAAATGTTCGGTCTTGAGATAGTGCTGCTGCGATTGCTGCTGAGTCAGATCCACCAATCTTAGAAAGAGGAACCTGGTGTGCAACAAGAATGTCATCTCTGTTCTGCTTGCGATATTCCTTAAATGATGCTTCCTGAATTCCGTTTTCCACAGGGTCCATCTTAAATTCTACTTTGTTGGTATCTGAATCGCCAGGAAGAGGGATGTAGAGGGTTCTGTGATTTTGACCCTTAAGACCAGTCTGCAAGAATCTAAACATCTTATCTTCTGCTTCAGCAGATAACTTTGCACCCTTAAGAGTTACAACATATCTTGGAGTTGCCTTGTTCTGGAAGTAATCAATATTGTACTGTGATGCAAGTTGGTCTCCGTGAAGTGATCCAATTGCAGACATAATGTCTGGTACGCCATAAAATGTATTTAGTGGTGAGTATTCTTTAAAGTGAATGATCTCATTAGGACGAGCATCTGTTCCAAGTGGATTAGGATTGGTTGCTCCAAAGTTGCGGAAGTAAACTACCTTGTTTGCAATTACTTGAACAAAGCCATCACGAAGACGACGAACACGCATTGTTGTAGATGGGATGTGCCCAACATATCCAATATCACCACGAACTGTTCTACCAACTTCTAGGTATCCATTTCCAGTTGCCTGTAGGTCAGTAAACACCTTCTCCATTGTTGTGGTAAATGAATCTTCTGTGTTTAGCGATTCTAGCCACTCTGTTAATTCAATTTTTGCTCTTTCAATTCTTTTACGTGCATTCTCTGCTGTCTTTGGCTCTGATGCTTCTAATTTAAGCATTGTTCTTTGAGATACTTTAAACTCATATCCAAGCCCAACAATGTTTTCTACCTTAGCATCGATAGCAGCGTGGTTGGCAAAAGATGTGTCATAGAAACTTGCAAGTTCGTACAAATTCCATGGTGGAGTAATTACATCAAATAGTCCGTATGCGTTTCTAAATACTGTTCCTGAGTTAATCTCTTTGGACTTTGCACCATCTCGACCAGTACTTTCTGCTCTTGAACTTTCTATGTATGCTGGTGTTGCTTCACCCTTTAGTACACGGGTTGTTCTTCTTTTAAAGTTTGCATCAAGTCCCTGCAAATCTTTAATTACATCCCATGACTGATTAAACGGATCTTGCTTTGTAAAAGTGTCGTCTTCAGGAAGTGGGCTATCTGTCTTTGCTCTAATAAAAAATTCTTTATCTTCACTCACTAGTCATCACTTCCATATTTAGCAATAGTGTCCTTGGCTGCTTGAACTGCTCCAAGGTCATTTAGAGAAGGAATTAGTCCTTCTGCCATTCTCTGCTTTTGTTCTGAGTACTCTTCTTCTGAAATTCTTGTTAGTCCTGGAACGAAGATGCATTCGCCATCTCCCTCATCCCCGTAATATTTTGCTGCTTCTTTAAGTTTAGAGATCTGAAGAATGTCGCCCTTCATTGATTCAATGTTTAAAACAGAGCCAGTTCCGTCTGTAAACCATTTTCCGTTAGCCTTTTTATATACGTATAGGCCCCAATCATAGTGCTTCTCGATAACTTTTGCACGAGACTCACCCACTTGGCCCTTCATTCTAGGCAGTTGCTTCTTCTTTTTACGTGGATCTTGAGGATTCATAACAATAAGTATACCACATTAGATGGCTGTGACCGTTATTGTTTTCGAGTTAATACCAGAATAGATCCTATACTCATACTCTGTTGCAGATCTTTGATTATCAATAACTAGGGATGACTCACTATCTATAATAATCTTATTTGTTCCAGTATAACTCTTATAGATTGTCGATGGGTCAACGCCATAATAGTTATTCCTAGATAGGACATAAACACCATCCCAAAGGAAATCTCCTGCTAACCAGTAGTCCCACTCTATATTTTCTGGAAGAATGTACTTTACTCCAAACCATTTTCTAAACTCTTCTTGCTGAACATCCTGGAGGTTTGTTGACTCATAGTAGGAAATCGTATTAAATGTTAGGGGGCCGTTAAAGTTAATTGTTCCAACTCTATTCTGAAAATTTAAAACCTTTGGAAAGGCTATTCCCAAAAAGGCCCACTCTTTAACTGTCAAAACTGGTTCTTTTACTATTTTCCCGTTAAGGTAAAACCTAACCTTATTTTCTAGTCTTCCAGTATTAGCATCTATTGCATAGATTTTTGCTCTTTTGCCAGTAGGATGTATTGCTGACATATAAAACTTTATGTGCCTATCTCTTGATTTAATTTCAAACACCTCTATAGACCCATACGGGAAAGAGTCTTTGTCATACCTAACTGCCATCTGCATAGCCATAACCTTAAAGTTATCAGATTTTTCCTTGTTTACTGAAACGGATAGACCTCTATTGACCTTTGGATCCATTACACCTTTTATCTCTATTCCGCTGTACCTTGTTAGATATAGATATGGAGATGTGCCCTTGTAAATTGTAAAAGGATTTTGAGTCTTGTAATCATAATAGAATCCAGATTTTTTGTAAGGATATAAAGAGTGACCGAACCTAGTGCCAACAGGATTTGGAGATGTGTTGTTGAATGCCTGAGAGCAGTACTCTAATGTTCTAAGAGAAACCTTATTTCTTAGTATGCCTTTAACATTAAATTCAAGATGTGTAACAATGGCAATATCTAGGTTACTTACATCTTTTGGAGTGTAGATAACCATATTATCTATGACCTCATACTTTGTGATTCTCCAGTCGTCCCCTGGAATAACGAATGAGTCGTTCGATGGCTTTTCTATATTTATGAAATTTTCTGATGAAAGGTTTGCCCCATTTTGAATATACTGAAATGTAATATAAGATTTTACAAGAGAGTTTGATGTATCATATTTATAATTTCTATATGTCCTGTCTCTTAAATCTGTGTAATCTAAAAATCCAGTAAAGAGTTGATTGTCTAGAGATGTATATTCTCTTTGTACTGGGGTGTTGTACTCATCAAATAGTTCTTTGTATGTCCATGAGCCAAACTGTTCTTCTTCTATAAAAACAGAAGGGGCTGGATAGTTTATATTAAACTGTATAAAGTCTAGATCGTAGTATGGCTTGTTTTTACTATCGTTTATATACTTGGCAAAATATGTAAGTGGAATGTAGTCTTCCCAGTATCCTTGAATGTCAATATCTAAATAGTAAGAACCAAAGTTTGTTGTTGGAGATAGAGTGTAACTTGCTGTGTGTGATTGCAGGGTGTTAGCGGATGTTTCAGTCACCATGCCTGAGTCAACAATTGAATCAAACTCTGCAGAGTTGTTTCCAAAATAGTCTTCTGAAGAATTATATTCTACATCTGGGGTTTGAAGATATTCTACGAATACGCTGTCATTTTCTATAACTATCCCTTTTTCATTAAAAAAATCTTTAATGTTTTTATGATTTCTAGAAGTACAGAATCCTACCTTATATATTTTCCCAGAAAATGTTTCTGACGGATTTGAACTTCCACCAATGTAGAAGCCAAGACTGCTAAGATTACCAAAGAAAGACGCAACATTTCCTCCAAAATACTTAGACAAACTTTCTACATCAATTCCTATAGAAAACATTTCTTCAAGATCTACTGGAGAAAGTGTCAGGAGAGTTTGTTCTGATCCATTATAGTTTAAGGAGTAACGTACAGATGTTCCTATTGAATATATTTCAAAATAGTTTGTTGAGGTTTTTGATTCTGCTTTAAACAAAACTTGTTTTGTGTTTGAGTTGGACACAAACTTAAACGATCCATAGAAAGACTTTATCTTTTCCTTTAAGAAGCCGAGACTTTCAAAATACATATAGGATCCTTCGTCTTCTCCAAAAGAAAAAAACAAATCTTCATCTTCTTGCTCCGCCATAAGGGTACTATACAAATTTTCTAAATAGTTTGAGCCAAGAACGATGTTTGGAAGACTATACTCTGGAGAAGACAAAAGGTTGCTCTCTGTCTTTAAATTATCTATAATTCCTTGAGACCAATTTCCTATATTAGGATATGAGTAGTTATTTGTGTAGTCTGCAAATGGATAGTCTATGTAAATAGAAGATCCACTATATGCTTGGTTGATTCCCTCTGGAAATTCAACCCCCTGTCCGTAAACAAATCTTTTTTTAGCCAAGACTATTGGAACGCTGTATGTGTATAAAGCAACACAGTCAACCTCTATAGGAGAGACATCGTCATATGCATAGAAGCCAATCCAGTCTTGATTTTTATCATTACTATTTAGTGTAGTTGGAAAACTTAATTCTTCATTTAAATATCTTAAAGTGATTACTTCCTCTCCATTGACAAGCAAAGAAGCATTGTTTTCTCCAAGTCTTATATGCATAAGCATTGGTCTATACCATTCTCCAACATAATAAGATCCAAAGTTTGAACCTATTTTTAAAATTAAGAATGGTCCTTCAACATATATTCCATCGTCTGAACCTATTGGCCCAATGATTCTTTTTCTTGTTTTTGAGTCTGAGTTAATTCTTATCCAAGCCTCTAAAGTATATTCTTTATATTGTCCGTCTGCCCCCAAAAATCCTTCTCCTGGAATAATAAGAGACGGTTTTGGTTGACCACTTTGGTTCTTATTTGGTAAAAGTTTTGTGAGGTTTGACGCACCATACACTAAAGGAATTCCTGTGTTTTTTGCCATAAGGCTTTCATTAGAAATTAAATAGTACCCATTCTTGTCTTTGAGACCATAAGCCCTTGCAGGAATACCTAAAGAGTTTTCAATTGCTATACTGCTTGGAATAGTATCTCCAACAACTCCTAATGAAGAAGCGTTAAACTCTTCCGACCACTGACCAGCAGACACTCCATTGATTAAAAAATCATAATCATTTATGTTTTGCCCTTGATTGATATAATTGAATTTAATAACAATTCTAAAGGTTGTGTTTTCGTCTGGAATATCGAAAGTTTCTGAGATAAAGGTCCATCTATCTTGAGTCGATGAAACATAAGGCTTCAATCTTTGAATTGTGCTACCGCTTACGGTGTCATAGTACTCATAACCAATTTCAAAACTGTAAGAGTATACTCCAAGAGAATTAACAAATGCTCCTACTGAAAATGTTGCCATTTCTTTATTTAACAAACTAAAGTTGGCAACATCCTTGCTTATGCAAACCACTTGTCCAAATTCTCCAGTCGTTGGTGCAGCGGTTATTTTTGTTACAAAACTTTCTGGAAATGGACTATTGAATGGCTGAGATCCTTGAACAAAAATTTCTGCTGAAGCGTTTTCAGGAATATCCCAGTGATCTGGATCCGCCACACATCTTTGAGATTCATCAATTAAAGAAATATAATCTGCTTGATCATCCAATGCCCAAAAAGCCATTGGGTGTTCTGCATATATTTTCTCTGCATAGAGGTTAGATGGATTAGACATTATAAGTCTATTTTACCACAGAAGACTACTTGTTTATTTTAATTTCACAGTAGTCTGTTGTGCAGTACATCTCGCCTTGAGCCTCAAGATTTTCTGCTCCATCATAGATTGCAGCAAAATCAATGTGCTTCAACTTACCAATATATGACTCGTATTGCTCTTCAGTAATCTGAGTGTATGGTTGTTGTGGATATGTGTGGTTTCCCATTGGTAGAAATGAAACTGCCTTTAACTGTCCCTCGTACATATGCAGTGCTGGAACAACATGCTTTGATTCTGTTTCCTTATCAAATGAAAGTG